CACTCGTTAGGTTCGTGATGTCGGAGACGATGTGGCTGTGAGCACTAGCGGCGGCCGTGAGGTCAGTGACGGAGATCGATACGCTCCCGGTCTTTCCGTTGACGCTGACGACGTTCGCAACGCTGGTGAAGTCGGTGATGTCGGCGGCGACATGGGTATGGACGGCGCTGGCCGCACCGACCTGGGCCGCAGACGGCATCGCGTGAACGTGATCTTCGCGAGATGCGTTACCCGAGGTTCCGGCCGCGGCGGTGCCGAGAGCCTGCGGAGTCGCCGACCCCACGGTCACGCCGCTGGTTCCTCCTGCTGCCTCGATGGTGATGCTGCCGGCACTCGTGTCTTTTGCGAATGAAATCCCTGACCCGGCAACGACCACGCCGTCGACGACGGAGTACCTCGTCGCCCACGACGCCGACGTTCCGTCGGTGGTGAGAAGCCTGGTGGCATTGCCGCCCTCGGCCGGCAGGCCGCTTCCGGCCGCTACAGTGATGCTAGACCCAGACGTGCTGACGGTGATGCCGGCCCCGGCAACGACCGACGGAGCGCCCGTGATGCCGTTAACGCTGACGACGTTGGCGACACTCGTTAGGTTCGTGATGTCGGCGGCGACGTGGGCGTGGGCGCTGGCGGCGGCCGTGATGTCAACCGTTGTCAGCGAGATCGCTCCGGTTTTCCCGTTCACAGAGACAACCGGGAAGGCGAGGTCCGTCACGTCGGCCATGATGTGCGAATGCGATGCGCTGGCCGCCGACACATTCGTGCTATTAAGCACCGCGACGCCCGTCTGCCCATTGACGCTCACGACATTCGCGACGCTGGTCAGGTTCGTGATGTCGGCCGCGACGTGTGTGTGTGACGCACTGGCCGCGGAGACATCTGTGCTCGTGAGGACGACCGTGCCGGTCTTGCCGTTGACCGTATTTACTGGGAAGGCCAGGTCCGTGATGTTCGCCATCACATGGGTGTGGCTGGCTGCGGCGGCGGTGAGGTTCGTCAGCGAGAGGGAGACGGCCCCCGTCTGCCCGTTGACGCTCTGGACCGGCACGTTCGGGCCGATGAACGTGTAGACGCCCGAAGTCGTCGTGATCGTGATGTTCGCGCCGGCCGTGACCTGGAGGGCCGTGAGCGGGCTGCTTGCGAGCGTGCCACCAACGGCGACGACGACATTGGTGCCACCGGAGACGTTGACGCTGATGTTGCTCATGGATTCGCCACCGTCACGGTGCCTGAAAGAACGGTCCTGGTGAACAGGGCGGGGTCGACCCACCGCATGTACCACCGGTAGGCGATGGCCGGCGAGAGCAGGTTGGTCTGCGTCTCGGTCAGGCCGAGGGTGACAGTGCCGGCGACAAGGTCGGTGTTCTGGACCGAGAACGTCGCCGCCGTCTGGCCGACCGTCTCGACGGAGCCGGCCCCGCCGAGGCCCGAGGCGTAGACGGCTGTGACATAGACAGCCGTCGTAATCTGGTAGCCGGTCAGGTCGCGGTCGAAGTCGACGGCGAGCGCGACCTCATCGCCCTTCACGAACGTGATGTCGAGCGTTCCCGGCAGTTGCGTGAAGACGGCCATATTATTCTAGTGTAGCCTTTTGGCGTTGTGAATTGCCCGCATGACAAGCATTCGTCCCGCCGCGTCAAGGAACGGCAGGCCGCGTTTCGTGGCCTCCTCGCGGAGCCAGCCGACGATCTCGTCGATGTTTGCTTCACACCACTCGATGCCGCGTTCGTCCATAGTCCTAGCCCTGGCGTTGCAGGAGCAGTCGGGGCTGGCTTCTATGCGAAGCCACGTTTTGAGCAGCTTCTTCAACTCCGTGCCGGGGCCTTGCGTCGGCGATGGCGGCTCATGCCCTGGCTTCGGCTCGCGAGGATACGCCGCGTGCTCTGTGTCGATCGTCCACTCGTCGCCGGCTTGCGACACAACGCACGGCATCACCTCGTCGAGCGTGTAGCCACGCTCGCGGCAGCGGGATTCGAGGTGTGAGCGGTGACAGGTTGTCATGGGAGGGGGTTTTCGCAGTCACACGGGCCAGCAAGAACTTCCACGCCCCAGCCAGGGGCGTCGAAGGCCAGACACTGGGAGTACGGGGGCGAAAATTCAAAATTCTGGCCAACCCACCCGCGGAAGTAGTCAAAAATCTCAACGGTTACAGTTTCGTCGGCGGGTGGCTTGCAGATGCCGACCAACGCAAACTCAAGGCCACTTTGCGTTGACGGCCCTGCTCCGCATCCGTTGACCTCATACACCTGCTGGCCGGTGACCGAAGTCCTGAACTTGAAAGACGTGCATCCCGGACCCTGCCGGTTGTACGCCGCGTAATAAACCCTAATGTTGACCCTGTAGTGCCCCGGCGGGACCGCGGCCACGATGCCGTTGTTAAAGTCGCTGACGCAGCCGGATGTATAGAACAGAGATGGGGCTGGTGGGGGCCACGGGGCTGGTGGGCAGCATGGAGCTTGCGAGCACCCTCCGCCGCAGCAATAGGGCGACGCTGGCGGGCAGTCGCTGTTTTGGCCGCAACACTGTCCGTTTTTGCAGACTCCGTTGCAGCAGTATTGCCCGTCCGCGCAGCACTCCCCCGAGCCGCCGCCGCAGCAGCACTTGCCGACCACCTGCTGCCCGTTTTGGCACTCAACTCCCCCGCAGCAGCATTGACAGCACGGCATAGTTATTGCCCCGCCCCCGGAAACCGCAGCACCGTCGCCGTCTGCGTGTTGCCTACAAACTTTCCAAGCGCTGTGGCTTGGACGACATAAACATTCGTCGTAGTCGCCGTGACGTCGAGCTCCACATGGAGCTTCGACGCATCAAATTCTGCGACGGCCGTCACTCCTGTCACGGCTGTGAGGCTCGACGTTGTCGCCGTCACGTTGATCGCGACGTTGATCTTGGACAGGTCGAGGCTTGCCTGAACGGCAACCCCGCTGGCCACCGTAATCGGCTTCGTGACGTTCGACTTGTTCACCGTGATCGCGCAGCTTGCGGTATTGAGCGTTGCCGTAATCATGACGTCGTCCAGGACCGTAACGCTGGTCGTGCTGAGCGTCGCGCCGATGGTCACCGGGTTTCCGGCACTTTGAGACAGCGTCGCGTTGGCGATGACGCCGGTTACTCGGCTAAATGACTGGGTCGCCACCGAGACGCCGATGGACACCGGACTTGCGGCGCTTTGTTTGATTTCGCCAGCGACGGCGACGTCGGTGACGACGCTTTTTTGCTGAACAGCGGATACATAGGGCAGCTCCTGCACCTGCTGCACCATCGTGATCTTGACCGTCTCCAGAGCAACGCTGGCCAGCTTCCACTGCCCCCGTACTTTTGCGACCGCGCCGCTGCCGCCGGCCGGGAGGTCGTAAAGCGAGTTCGACGCCTGAACGGACTGCCCGTTGGAGGCCAAATAGAATTCAAGGTTTTGGTTTTTTGGCCACTGCCCGTTCCACGTTCCTGTGTCAAACTCCAGCGGCGGCGGCGCGACAACGTACCACTGCGTACCGCCGGACGCACCAAGTCCGCCGCCCCGAACGGCGAGCATGTGCGGCCCCTGTGCCTCCCGCTTGGCGTCCCACGCCTCGTAGTCGCCAGCCAGATTGATGGCGTCAAGCGTCTGCGTCGTGCCGTGGACGCGGACCTGTCGCTGGGAGCCGTGCAGCCACTGCTGGTCATCCGTTCGATCAACCATCTTCACGTCCTGCGAGCCGACGCTCGTCAGGAGGTGAAACGATGAGCCGACCTTGCCGATGGCGACAGGCTGCTGCGCCGTGATCGAGAAGGTGTCGAAGAACGTGTTAGTCACCGTGACAGGGGTCGCGGACACGCGGCCGTCGCCGGGCGGGACCATAAGGGTTTTCTGCTGGCCCTTCTGCCACTCCACTGACGATGAAGAGTAAGCCTCGAACAGTTCTTTTGGCGCAGGAGAAATAAGAACGTTAGCCGTACCCTCGCCGCCGAGCGGATCTCTGCTGGATTCGGCGAACAGCAGGCCCTCTCGGCCCTCCAGGTGCGTCAGTTCGTCAAATGGGTTGACGACATCGACCTGAGTCGTTGTGCCGGTGATATAGACAGACCGAACGCTTCCCTTCTCCCACTGCTCGCCGTTGGCAATCGGCGTTACCAGAGTGCCAGGCGTTATTTGGCTGCCATCCTCTTGTGGCTTCGTGAGCACACAAAACTCACCGTCGATCTTCCCGATCGCCATCGCGGCCGTGCCTGGCGCGAATGACTCGAAAAATCTATTCACCACCGGCACGATCAGTTCCGCCGGCCGGCCGCCGCCGGCGGGGACCACAAGCTGCTTCGTCTGGCCGCGCGGCCACTCTTCGCCGACGTTTCCCTGCGAGAACCTCGCCTCAAACAACTCCTTCGGGGCAGGCGAAATAAGGACGTTGGCAGTGCCGTTTCCGCCTGTCGGGTTTCGTTGCGATTTCGCAAACAGGACGCCGCGCCGAGCGTCCAGCGTCGTGAGTTCCTCAAACGGGTTGACGACATCGACTTGAGTTGTTGTGCCCGAAATGCGGACGCTGCGGATGCTTCCGACGTCCCACTTCTCGTTCTGGGCAATCGGGGTTACCAGGGTGCCGGGCGTGATGCTTGAAGCCGGCGGTGCCGATATAACGCTGAAGGAAGTGCCGAAGCGTCCGATGGCGACTTTCCCGGCGTCAGCGGCGTCGACGTTGTCATAGAAGTCGTTCGTGACCTGCACCTGGACAGAGAAAGTCCTTCCGGCGGCCGGCGGGACGGTGAGCGTCTTCGACTGCCCCCTCGGCCACTGGCTCTGCGTGTACGTCGCCATGTGCAGCGGGACGGCCGGCGGGCCGATGACCACATGGGCGGTCTGCTGCGTGTTGGTTGGATTAACGGATGTCGCGTAGACGAGGCCATTCGTGAAGTCGAGCTTGGTGTGAGCGTCGAGCACGCTGATGACCGTCATCGTGCCGCCCGTGGCGGTGTTGATGACTGTTCGCGAGTCTCCCTTGGCCCACGAGTCGCCCAAGGTGTTTGGCGAGATCGTCGCCAAGCCGACCTGCGGCTGGTCAGGCCCCTCGATCAGCACGTCGACGCCGCCGCGCCGGCCTACGATGCACCACGTCATCGTAGGCGTCGGCCCTGCGTCGGAGGTGGTCGCCGCTGGGTTTATAAGTCCGAGGTCGTGCGATACATTCATGGCAGTCGCAGTGACGCCGACTGAGTTCTGGATCACAGGTCCGTAGGCTGTGCCGGAGTGCGTATAGATCGAGATCTGCGCAGTCTGCCCCTTCTTCCACTCAAGATCGCGCGGGTAGGCGGCCAGGCGGATGGGGTTTTCTGGCGTCTGCTGCAACGTCTCAAACCGCGTCGGAATCTTGAAGATCCCGCCCTGCGACGGCATCCCCTCGACCACGCCCAAGGCCCGGTCGACCCGCTGCTTGTATTGTTCGCCGAGGACGTAGGCCATTAGATCGGGAGGCGCAGGCCAAGGGTGGTGAAGTCGAATTGCTCGTGCTGGCCGTACCTATAGACCAGCACTTTGGGCGATGCGTTTGAAGACCTCGGCGTTCCGTCGTCGTTTAGGGCGACTGGCTGGGCCGACGGAGTCTGCGACACGCCGCCCTCTTGAAAATCCATGACCTTGACCATCGCGCGTACTTTGTCGCCGACTGACACGTTTTCTGGCAACAACAGCGGGGGAACGATCTTGCCTTGGTAGTGACGAAGCGGCTGGCCGTAGATTTCTCGTGTCCCGAGGGGTAGCGATGGATCGAACGCCCGCACGTTGAATCCAGTCTGCGGCATGGCGATGTCCCAACCGATGTCGGTCGCTGTCGGCGACGCTTCGGGGGTCTGGCTAATATTCTGTCGATTCTTGCGGTACGCGAACTCGTATGTCACCGTGAAGCCTCGATACGTCGAGCCTCCCCAGGACTCTATGTACTGCTCGATGTTGCACGATCTGAATAGTGTTGATCTCGGGAAGAGCGACAGGCTTCCGAACGAACCTTGGTTGCTATTCACTTTCCCAACGTGCTGGAGTTTTGCTGTCGGCTGGTTCGGCTCAAATTGCTTGAACGAAAAGTTTACGATTGGCTCATACCGCGTGACGCCGTCGTAAATGTCGCCCAGTGGGTTATTGGCGGCCGACATCCCAGCGGGGACAAGAACAGGGGACGGAAACCACGTCCACGACGGCATCTCCATATAGGAGGTGCTGACGGAAAAAGAGGCGAAACGTAAATTCGGTGCTGTAGCCTTCGGGTCACCGCCACCGCCACCGCCTCCGCCAGAGTCTCCGACCCCAGCCGTCGTCCGGTACTGGGCCGTAATGATCCGCACCAGCCGGCTCTCGCCGTCGGCGCGTCCCTCAATGCTCACGCACGGGATGGGGTCGCTCGCCGAATAGACGTCTCCGATGTTCACGCCGATCGCGGCGAAGATGTCGAGGGCCTCGTTCGGCGTGTTGAGGATGACCTTCCACACGCGAGTCGCCGTATCGGCGAGCGCACCGCCGTCGGCAGACCGTGCAAACGTGTTGCCCTGAGCGAGTTCAGTTACGAGTTTTGGCATGATTGATTCCTATGCGGCCTTGACGCCGTTGACACCCTCGCGGAGCGTCCGCTGGATATCTTCCAGTGCCGTTGATTGACGCTGGAGTTCGACGAGATTCTGATCGCGTGCAGCATCGTCGCCGCGAAGAAGCCTGTTGAGTTCGCGAGCGCCTTCCTGAGTCGAAATGTCGGAGACGTTCAATGCGGCGCGGCTCGGTCCTTGCAGAATGGCGTTCTCGACGGAGTCGGCGAGGCCGAAGACGGCCGGGGCCGCGGCTCTCATCTGCTCGTCAGCGAACCGCTGGATGGCTTCATTCTGGGCGGCGACGTCCACAAGTCCGCTGCCCTCCACTGCTGCCTGCCCAAACGACTGGCGGATGTCCTCAATGCCACGAGCCAAGTCCTCCGCGGCGCGCTGTGCTGGCGTCTGCGAGAGGCGGCGGCCCCTCGCCGCAGCCTGCCTCTGCTCCTCCTCGCGTGTGCTCGCGTCGCGGGCAGCGATGACGGCCGGGTCTGTCTGAACTTGTGCGTCAATAGACGCTTTGAGGGCGGCCCGCTCGTCCCGCAACACGGCCTGCTGTTCGGCAGACAGTGCGCCAGACGCAAGCTGCTCAGTGATTTCGCGGATTCGCTGAAACGTCGACTGGAGGACCGGATCGTTCTGCGACTGCTCTTCCAGCCGCGCCCTCGCGTTTGCGATCTCGAACTGGGCTTGACGCTCAAGCTCAATCTGTCGCTGAAGAGCAGCCTCCGCGGCGGCCCGCTCATCGCGAGTCCGTGGCGTACTTAAACCGAGTTCTTCCCGTCGTGCTTGGTCGGCTGCCTGCTGGGCCGACTGAAGATTCTGCTGCGCCTCCTGAGAGGCCCGATTCAGAGCCTCTGAGAAACGGTTCACGGCGATCGTGGCGGCTTCGAGGGCAGCGGCCTCGTCGACCAACTCCTGCTCAAGAAGCCCGATATTCCTCGCCGTCTCTGGCGTCTGGAATGATGGGATCAGGGATCGCTGGCGAAGCGTTTCTCTCTCAAACTCGATTTCGCGAAGCCGGCGAGCAATCTGTCCGTCGGCAGCACCGCCGCCCTGGAGATTCTGCTGCGCCCGCTGGAGCCTTGCCTCCAGAGTCCTCTGCGGATCGACCGTCTGTTCGCGGCGAATTAAATCTGCCGATTCGATTGCGGCGCGCTGCCTTGCGGAAACATCGCGAAATCTGTTTCCTGCCTCGGCCTGAAGCCTCGTCCTCTCATCTACGTCGGTGACCTTTATGGCCGCCTGTAACTCGACGAATGCTTTCTCCAGTTCCGAGCCGAGTGAATTTAGTTGCTGCTCTACGAGCCTTGCGCCAGGGACGCCCGATCGGATGGCTTCTGCGACAGCGCTCTGGGCTTGCTCAATTTGAGTCGCCGACTCGTTTCCAGCGGCGGTCAAGTCGATTGCAGCGTTGTCGAGGGCCTCTCGCAGCGGATTCTCAAGGGTTCTGATAAGGCTCTCAATCGCCTGGAGCTGTGATGCAGCGAGCCTAGCGACCGGAGTTCTGATCCCAAGTATTGTCTGGTCGGCGACAGGCTCTAGCCTCGACCTTGCCTCCTCAAGTGCTCGACGCTGCGACAGGATGGCCTCGCGCGACCGCCCGGTGTCTACTTGCTGTGCCCGTTGCCTCGCGCGCTGCCTGACCTCCTCCCGCTCCGCTTCGGTAGCTGGCCCGCGGACACCAAAGGCGGCAGTCTCGGCCGTTAGCAAGCCCTCGAAAACCTGCTGCCGAACAAGCCCGCCAGGAATAACGCGGCGATCTCCGACAGCGGCGACAGCGGCCTGCTCTCTCCGCTGCGACTCCTGCAACTGCCTTTCTAGTATTAGACGCCTAGCGACGTCTGTTTCGTTCTCAAGTTCCCTGCGAATCCTGTTTTGATCGCCTCTCTCCTCTTGCACGAACGGATTCGCGCCCGCCACGAACTCACGACGCAAGTCTCTCTGCTGGGCTGCGATCTCCTGCAACTGCTTCTGAAACGCCCTCGCCTGCTGCGCCGGCTCCGAGAACGCACGCTCCGCGATCGAATCGCCGAGGCTGGCAAACGCGCCGGCCAGTTCCTCGACGAGCGTCTTCTGGCGGGCGAGGGACTCGTTGAGAGCCTTGGTCTGGTCTTCGGCGGTTCGTCCGTTGTTGATCCACTTGACGATTGCGATGCCAGCCTGTGCGGCAATCGCAACCCCCAAGCCAATAAACAGACCCGTGGTTCCGCCAAGAATGAACGCCAACTGCGTCAGGTTGTTCTGGACAGCCCGAATCCGCTGCGAAAAATCGCCCTGCACGGAGAAGAAGTCGTCGACCGCGAAGGCGGCCTGTTGCAGGGCAAGGCTGATGTTGTCAGCACCGAAACGCTGAATGTCGCCGGCACGTTGCAACTGGCCGCGGATTCGCCGCTGCGAGCCTGCTCCCCGGATTTGCGACGCTGCCGTGATGGCCTCGTTTCTTGCCTGGTCGACCGCTGCCGACAGTTCGGCGTTGCCTGGGTTTTCAAGCGACAGTGCCACAGCATCGCGGAAGCGGTTGAACGCCTGAACCGCTGGCCCGCTGGCCTGCGCACCGACGCGACCGAGGATGCCACGGAGTGCCTCAAGTTCGCCGCCAGCGGCACGGATGCGGCCGGCATTGATGAACTCGTCGAAGTTTCCGAACTGATCGCGGATGCCTTGCACCGACACGGCGTTTCGCACCCGCCCCTGCTCGCCGCGGACGCGGGCCTCGGCGGCGGCGATCTCCTCGGCCGTCGCATCAGCGTTGTTTCGCAGTGCCAGCAGTTCGTTCTTCGCAGCCTCCAGCGCCGGCACGAAGCCGACGCGGACGGAGATCGGCAGCCCCTCTAATGCACTCTCCAGCGAGTTCACCTGACCGATGAGGACGCCGATCTGTCTGGTCGAGTCGGTGAGGGGGGCGTTGAGGCCAGCGTCTCGACGCTCGGCTTCCGCCAAGCCGCGAAGACGAGTGCTCTCCTCCTCGAACTCCCTTTCGGCCCTAGCGCGGTTAATTAGCGGCGCTGCGTCTCTCTCAGCAATCTCCCTTGCGTCGGCGGCAGCCTGTTCGCGAAGTCTTCGGCTTTCCTCGTAGAACTCCCTTTCGGCCCTAGCGCGGTTAATTAGCGGCGCTGCGGCTTGCTCGGGGCTGTTTGCCCTAACCGCACGAGACGCCTTCTGCCAGGCGTCCGCTAGGCTATTTACCTTGAATACCTGCTCCGAGATCGCGCTGTCCGCGGCTGCTAAATCCGCTCGGTATCGGTCTGCGCCAAGTCGTCCGAAAGCCGGCCCTTGTGCGACAATCGCCTCTCGGTTCGCCTGGAGCCTTGCGAGTTCCTGCAACTCCTGCTCAATGACGCCAGACCGAAACGCGAACTGCCCCTGCCGCAACTCTTGCGGAGACAACTTTAGGGCGTCTTCCTGCAACTGCTTGGCCCGGTTGATCGCGGCCAGAGCCTCGGGTTGCGTGAACGCAAAAGACGTCCCGGCGTTGTAACCGGCAATCATCCTGCTCGCTTCACCGATCCTATCGATCGCCTCGGCTGTCCTTATGACGGTATTCGTCAAAGAGTTGAATCTTTGCTCCGACACCTTGACGCCTGAGTCGATGTCAAACTTGAGCGCGTCGGCTTGCTTTTGAACTGCATTCAACGCAGGGCCAAAAGCTGCCTGGATTTCTGCTCCAAGTCCATTGAACGTCGCCACCGACGCGGCCAGCGGCTCGAAGACCTGCTTGGACGCCGAATACAACGCCCGCATCCGATTCGTCGCATCCTCGATGTCCTGTGCGCCGACGACATTGATGACAGCGTTGATCTGCTCTGGTGTGGCGTTGCGGAACTGCTCAATCACTCGATCCAGTTCAGCCAAGCCACCGACTTTAATGAGTGCGTTGAGCGAGGTCGTGTTGATCCCGCTCAACTCCTCAACCACCCGATCCAACTGCTCGACGCCGCCGATGCGCATCAGGAGCCGCAGGTCTTTACGACTCAGCCCAGTCGCCTGCTCCTCGACCTTGTCGAGCGTGTCTGTGCCCCCGACACGGAGAGCCAGTCGCAGCGGGTCGCCCGCCAGCGACCGAACCGTCTCCTGCAACTCCTTGAGCCTTGCCAGCCCGCCGGGGTCGGCGGTGACGGCCGCAACCGACTGCTGGCTCAAATTCGCCAGTTCGCTGCGAATCGTCCGCAACTGCTCCAGGCCACCGAAGCGGACGGCTAGATCGAGCGACCTGCTCTCGATGCCCTCGATGGCCGCCCGAAACTCGTTGATCGACCGCATCCCGCTGGCGCGGACGACCAGGCCGATCTGGCTGTTCTTCAGCGTCGCCAGCCTCTGCCTCAGGCCGTCGATGTCCTTGATCGCCCCCGCAAACCCGCGGAACGACAACTTCATCGACGACGCGGCCTGCAACGCCCGCTCAAGCCTCTGAAGCGGCGTGAGCATGGACGAGAACGCCTTATTGGCGTCATTCGTCGCCCGTGTGATATCCCGCTCGACGGCCCCGGCGAACCGCTTGAGGTCCGCCGCCGCTCCGTTTAGGTTCCGACTGAAGTCGACGGTGTTCGCCGTGACGACAGCCGAGATTTTTCCGAGGTATCCCACGTTCTCATCCTTGAGGCGGCTGGGTCAGCTTCATCAGTTCCGAAATGATCTGATCCTGCGACTGCTCGGGCTTCACGACAGTTGGAATGAACACGTTCTCGTCGGGGACTCTTTTGAAGTTTCCGCTGGAGGCCATGATGGTGCGGCAGATACGGGCGGTCTGCTGCCAGCCGTCCGAAATCGGCCACCGCTGGTCATAGGCGTACCACTCGCTCAACTCCTCGCTGTCGATTTCCCTCAGTAACCGCTTGACCGACATTCCGAGGGCAAGAGCTAGGCGGAAGTAGAACCTTCGCTCTGGTCGGTCGCGGAATCTTTTCCCAGGGCTTCGATGTCCTCGTTGCGGAACGCATTGAGCGACCACGCCTTGTCAAAAATCTTCGCGATCACAACCGACGACTTCTTTCCCAACTCTTCCATCTCGGCGTCCGTGAACAACCGCTCCCCCTTGTCGTCGCACAGCGTCATCACGAGGAAGCGAGCGCGGAAGTTCTTCATCTTCTCCGTCGCGTAGGCTTCCTCGAACCGATCGCGGTCCGTGCCAGAGAGAACCTTGATATAAACTGATCCGCCCCACTCGGGGACATGAACCTCGTCGAGCTTCACATCGTTCGCAGCGAGGATCGCCTTCTTGTTGAGTGCCATCAAAAATCAACTCCCGTAGTAGTCCGTCATCCGAAAGCGCAGAGTCCCTCGCACGATGTCTCCAGTCCTGGCTTCAGTCGTTGCTGATTCGAGAATGGCGTTTCGCGCGACAGAGAGGCCGAGCGAACGAAACCTGAGCAGGCCGACCTGCCGCACCATTTCCTGCGGGTCGGTCTGAAGCAACCCAGCGTGGATGTAGTCGACGGAAATAGTGCCGCCCGACCACTCTCCAGTCGGAACCATGACAATAGCGCCGACGGGATCTGCCGCAGAGGCCATGTCGACGACCTCTGCGGCAGGAGTTTCAACAGAAATGCCGGTGACGATCGCTTGCACGCCGCGAAACGTGAAGGTTGCGCCGTTTGCGGGGACGCCTGCCATGTCGCATTACGCGACTCGGAAGGTCGCGCTCCCGCTGATGAGGGCACCGACCGAGCCACCGATAGACGCAGACGACAGCGTCGCGTTGCCGGTGAACGAGATCGGCCCGCTGATCGCCAGAGCACCGGAGGAGCCGGCCGCGAGGATCGTCGTCGAGATGTAGTCGATGGTGACTTCGCGATCAGTCGCGAATCCGCCGACGTACTCCCGCCGCTGGTTCGGGCCGATGCCAAGGTGGCTGCCGTCGATGAGGTCTTGCGTGTCATTGACCTGGACGGACGTTACCGTGAGGTTCGATCCGCCGAACGTGAATGTCAGTCCCTGTGCTGAAACGCCAGCCATGTAACGCGCCTCCTTGCGCCGATAGTCTCGTTAGGTAGTCAAGCACCCCAGCGTAGTTGGTACAACTGACGGACCTCATACGCTGGCGGTAACTGCGAACTGCTCTGGACGGGGTCGAGGAAGTCGTCCACCTCCGAAGTCAGCCGCATATCTTGAATTGTAACGCTTGCGAGCGTCCCGCTGTGGCCATCAAGGCAGCTCCAGATTTCGTAGGCGACTTCGCGGACGGTGTCGTAGGTCGGACCCCAGATCGACAGTTGCATATTGACCAGCGGCTTGATCTCTAGCCCCGCCAGTGCCGAATCCCTGGAAATGCCAGATCGGCGATAGATCACAAACGGCATCGCTGCCCCAGTCTTCGGCACGGCCATCGGGTAGACCCCGAAACCGATGTGGCGGGCCACCGCGGGGGTTGTGACCAGCTTGAGGTAGATGTGTTTTTCCGGCAACAGAAGCATCAGCGAGACGCCTTGTTTATGAGTTGGATCAATTCCGACTCCAGGATGGCCCTCACTTGGCCCCCCTTCTGCTGGATGGTCTTCTGCATGAGGTGCCTCCCCGGCATCGCTCCGTAGGTTTCCCCCGGATGCAGCGTCATCGGCCTCATCTCCGAGTCGCCGGAGAGCCGCATGAAGTCGTGCGGGTAGCCGCTCCCCATTCGACCCTGCCGAGTCGGCTCGTTGATGCTTCCCATCAGGAAGTAATATCCGGCCCCCATCCTTCCGAAAGCCTCGTCATTCGTGGACGAATGCCTCGTCATCTTGCCGTTAATCATCTGGTGGACGTTGACATAGGTGCGGCGATTCTGCGAACCGGGGCGCCGCGGCTTTGATCCAAACTCGACCAGCCAGGCGTGATTGCCGCTGGCTCGCTTATTGTTCGCTCCGGCGTTTCCGGTCTGCTCTGGGCCAGTCACAGCCACGGCGATCTCGCCGCTGCGGTACTTCCGCATCAGCGTCTTGGTGCTACGGGCCAGATTCCCGGTGGCCTCGACCGCTTTTGCCTTCTCTCGGTAGCCGTCCAGGATTGGCCGGCTGGCCCTGCGCACTGCTTGAGCCTTGTCTTCGTAGGAAACCGAGTTGGCGATCTCGTAGAACTTCTTCAAGACCTCGTCCATGCCGCTCATGCCGATACGGACAAAGCCCTGCGCCGACTCTTTGCCGGTTTTGCCTCCGAAGTCCAGTGGTGTCGGATTGCTGCGGGAAATCATTGCTTCTCTCTCGTCATTATCTCAAGGACAGCACGATCCTCGCGGCCATACGAACTCGGGCGCTCCATCACCGCAGTGATCTCAAGGATTCGACCTCTCCAGAAAAGCCGATGCTCTGGCGTGATGCCTGCCCGATACCGCAGGAACACCTTGTGGGTGATAATCATGTTCACCTGCATGGCCTGGAGAACATCTCGCCCCGAATAGGCGTAGACATACGCCCACACGGTCGCGACGTCGTCCCACTGAAGCGTGGTTTCGCCCAGCGTGCTTCGCACGTCGCGAGGAGCCTGGATCGTGACTCGCTCGCGAAACTTACCTGCTTCCATGCGTCACCCAATGCGGATGGCTGTGTAGGCCGACTCGCTCGCGGTCGTCTGCACCGAAACCGTCGCTGTCACCGGAAGAACAGCCATTCGTCCAGCCGGAACGGAGATCGCTCCGGCAACGCGAATCGGTTGCGTCCCGGTGTTCTTGATGGCCAGCGTCGTCAGACTGCCGGAGCCTGAGATGTTCGCGACCTGCGTCGTCGCCACCGCTGTAATGATCGAGGCTACCGACGGAGTCGAAAAAACGTGGTCAGACAACGCCCCAACCGTAAAAGTGCTTCCGCTGTTGTCGTGAAACACGACGTCGGAGTGGACGCGGGCCTTGATGCTCATCGGTACGCCCCCCAGCTTGAAGACGCCAAGAGCGTCGCGACCGTATACGGAATGTCCATCGCACTGATCCCCTGGCCGTATGTCACAGGCTCACGAGACTCGTACCAGTGACCCGCAAGCATGATGATGAGGTGCTTGATGTCAGCAGGCACCTCTGACGGGCCGCCGAAGCCGGCGACCCACCGCACACGCACGCTGTTCTCGTCGCCACGCGCCGCCGGCCACACGCCAGTGTAGTTCGGATAGATTCTGGCCGGTGTCGAATAGGCGTCGTACCGGAAGTGTCCGGCGGCCGACGTGATCGTCACGTCTTGATTCGTCTCGACGCTCAGGTACGTCACCTGCACGTTCTGCGGCTGCGCCGGCGGGCGTGGCAGCACGATCTCCCATGTAGGGAAATCGTCATAGGCGGCCTCCCACGTTGTCGTCGCGAGCGTCCGATCGGTCTGCTCCTCGGCCCATGTCGACGCTGACGCGATCAGCCCAAGGATGTAGTCGTCGTCGTCGGCAATATCCACGCGGCAGTGACGCTTTACATCCACCAGCGTCACCGGCCAAACCGTCGGCGGCACGACCTTGCGAAGGCTGCGGAAGTTTGTCGGCGTTCGTTGCAGCGGCGGCGTGCCGCCGCCGCCTGGACTCCACCCCACGAATGTCATTTGCCCTTCCTCTTCGTCTTCACGACGGCCTGCTCCACCGCAGGCTCCAGGGACGCCTCTTCGACCACGGGGGCCTCGTCACGCACCTCGGCGGCCATGCCGCGGCCGACGTAGATGCGGGCCATGCCGTCGGCCCAGTCGAACACCTGTCCGATCCTGTACCCGGCGAACGCCTTCGTGATGCGGATCTTCATTTCAGGCCTCCCCACGCACTTTCCGGCGGCACCCGGCCGCCATTCCAAAAGTCCGTCGTGTGCTGCTGCACCTTGCCGCCCTCGACCGAACGCGACGGCCAGGTAATCATCAACTCCGCGTGGCCGACGCTGATCTGCGTCGCCAGCCCCAGCTTGTTGCCGGCCTTGGCGAACTCCTTCCAGAAGTGGATGTCCTCGTCGGTATGCCCGCCTGAGAACTCGCCCTGTTCGTTTGCGTGTGCCATGAACCAGGGCTTCGGCGTCCGCTTGAGAGCGGCGGTGCGGATGAACGTCAGGCCGAAGTGGGCCGTCTCCACCGGCTGCACCACCTTGTTGAAGAAGTCGCCCTCCACGGTCGTCTTGTCCTCTGGCTTCACGCCGGGGAGGGCAAACATGACCGCATTGGCCTCCCGCTTGGTCTGGAGCGGGGCGATGGCGTCGTACCCGCTGTAGAGCAGGAGCGTCAGCAGGGCTTCGACGGTCTTGCTCGTGAACACCGTGTCGTAGTCGATCGTCAGGATGACGTCGTGTGTGTCCACGACCGTCTCCATGGCGCGCTGGAGGCACTGCCCCCAGAACGCCCCGGTGACCTTGATGGGGGCGATACCGTGAGGGGCCAGGGCAGACGAGACGCAGAAGAAATTGTCAGTGAAGCCGAGGCGAGGCGTCGACATGACTGCCGCCACCTTCACCTCGGCTTCACACTGACCGACTCGAATCAGCATCGACTCGCTCCTGTTGTGAGGAGCGGGCGCGCATCCTTGCGACTTCATCGGCCGTCACTGGCCGTCCCGCTTGTACGGGGATCAGCCTTTTACCAAGCCGATGCAGCCAGCTTCGGCAGCAGTCGCCGGAGCGACCTCGCCGCGGGAGAGCCGAGCCGACATAGCCACGTTGACCGCCGTCGAGGGGGTCATCGACACCTTCAGGTAGCGCTTCTTGGCCTTGGTGTCGATGTCCAGCTTCACGACAGCCACGCTGCCGGTCGCCGACACCGTCGGGATCGTGAACCCGCCGGTGCCGCCACCCACGAGAGCCGTGACGTTCGAGTAGTCGGAGTTGTTGTCCGACTCCTCGACCTTCAGGACCGTCGCGAACGTGGTCGCGGCGTTCGACGCCCGCATCACGGTCACGCTGGCGTGATCGTAGCCGAGGGTGTCGATCGTCATCGTCGCCGTCTCGCTGGAGCCGGTCGTCCCGGCGGGCAGAGCGGCCACAACCTTGTCATTCTGAGCGTGAATCATCTTCGATGGTACTCCTTGTCAGAGGGTGGTTCAGGCGGTCTTGAGGGCGACCACCGGGCCGACCTCCGAGGTGCTGCCGAGCGAGTGGTGGTTCACGTCGAACCGCATCGTGCCCTGGAGCAGGAGCTGGTCCGTCGTGGCGTACACCTGGTCGTACAGCCGCACCGAGAAGTCACGCCGACGGGCGTAGATGCTCGACAGCGACAGGTTGCCGAAGAGCACCTTCACCTTGTTGCTGTCCGCGCCAAGGGTGCTGTTCATCACATGCACCATTCGCACCGGGTAGCCAAGGAAGGACTCGCCGGCACCGCTGCCGATGTTCTCGACCGTGTTGCCGCCAGCCGCGTACTTCAGGCGAGCGATGCTCGCGGCGTACCCGGCCGGAGAGACGTACCACGCCGCCCCTTGGCGAGCGTAGATCGGCAGCTTGCCGACGACGCCGAGGAAGTCCTCGATGTCGAGCGTCTCGAAGCCGGTGTTGCCGGCCGCAGCGCCCACGACGCTGGCGGTGTGCTCACCGTTGTTGATCTTCGACACGATACCACGGATTCCGCCGTACTCGCCCTGCGTCCCGTCGCCGAGCCAGCCGCAGAGGTCGATCTTGTAGGCCAGCGACTGGGCGAACTCGGTCGCCACAGCGTCGGCCAGCCCGACCACACCCTGCGAATCCTCGACCAGTTCGGTCGACATCCGGCAGCCCACGGCGAGCTTCTTCGCGACGAGGGACACGTTGCCGTAGGTCGGCTCGCTCTCGGTCACCGCCGAGCCTTCGCCCACGAAGTAGGCCGTCGTGCCGGTGAGCCGCTTCGGGATCACCATCGTGTCACGGGTCATCGTGACGTTCTCGCACGCCGGGGGCAGGGTGCCGTAGGTTTCGACCAGCCGGATCACGCGGTTGGCGAACTCCTCGGGGACGAGGGCACCGCCGGTCGCGTTGCTGTTCTCGCCCAGCGCCCGATTCTCGACGCCGTGGTCCTTGCACCACCGCAGGTCGTCGGCGTTCTTGAAGATGTGCGCCCGGAGCCACCGGCCGCAGCGGTATGCCGACTCGACGGAGTCGGGGCCGTCATTGAAGGCGGCAAGCTGGGAGTGATGGGGCAGGAGCGAACGAATCTCCATCTTCTGCTTCTCTTCGGCCTTCACCGCCTGCTCGACGGCAGGGGCGGGAGCCGGGGCGGCCTTCTCGACCACGCTGCGGAGTTCCTTCTCCTTCGCGGCGATCCGCTCCTCGAACTCCAGGGATACCCGCAGGTCGTCGGCCTGGGTGCCGAGCGAGACGAGTTCCTTGGTATCCTCGGCAGACCGCTCCTCGATCGAGGACAGTTCGGCCATGCGAGCGGCAACAGCCGCAGCCCGCTCCTGAAGACGCTTGAGATTGCTTGCCATGTTTCGGCCTGCTCCACTTGGTTGAGCCGGCCAAAACGCAAAATGCGGCGGCCGGCGGGGATTCCCGCTAGCGCGCCGCAAGAAGAGTCCTCTACTCGCTCGCACTGCTCACCACGACATCCGTCGTGATGCTTCTATCTTCAAAGTACGAAGTCGGTTAGCTGGCGTGCAACCGAGTCCGCAGGATTGTCGCCTGGAGCGCCGCCAGCTTGACGTCGATGCCGGCCACCGGATCTGGCGTGACCTCTTCGACGACCGCCGGCTCCGCTGCCGCCGGCGCAGTCTCCTGCTCCGCGACGGCCTCGGCTCCTTCTCGCTCTTCCTTTTGCTCTCCTGACATAGCGCCCTCTGGGATAACGTGAAACTGGCAGAGTCCTTCCGGTGACACGCTTCCCTGCACGATCTCGCACCCGCCGCCGCCCTCGTAGAAGACGCAGTTGGCACACCGCATCCCCTCGGCGAGGAACGGGCTGGCTGGCATATAGTGGGCGTCGGCTGGCTGGAGCATCCCGTGGATGTCGACGACATCCTCAATCGCCTTGGCGATGGCCTTCTTCACAGGCACGATCGGCTGGTCGCCGATCGACCGCTCGTCCTGCCTGTCCATCTGGGCGACCTTGGCAGCAGAGAACCGCTGGGCTGCGTTGCCGCCCCAGAGGAGCCACGCCACAAACCCCGGCTTTTCGGCCCCCGGCGTGTCCCAGCCTGGGGACTTACTCGCCTTCTCGTGCCGCGAGAACCACGCATTCATCTCGCGAACCCAATCCTCGTTCATCTCCTCGCGCTTCGCGAGTTTGTTTGCTCGAGCAACCGTTTCCGGCTTCAGCCCGTCGCCGGACTTGCCTTCCTCGTGGAGCTTAAGGCCGCGTCGGGCCGCTGATGCCATCCCTGCCGTCGGCTTCATGCTGACCGCCCGCTCCTCGGCTTCGTTTGTGCCTGGTCCGTTTTCGACAACCAACGAGCCCGCCATCTCCATCGCCCGCTTTGAGACGTAGGTCTCAGTC